AGAAAGAATTATACAATTAAACAATCAGTTTGTTCCTGTACGACCTACTGAATGGAAAGACAGATATAATATTTCTATTACGGTTGGCTTAGGCTCAGGTTCTAAAGAACAACAATTAGTTATTCTTAATTCTATTTTGGAAAAACAACTACAGGCTTTCCAATTGCAAGGTGGTAAAGAATATCCAATGGTATCGTTAAAAAATATTTATAACACCCTTGCGAAAATGATTGAAAATGCAGGATTGAAAAATGTAGAAAACTATTTTGTAAATCCTGATATTGGTGCAAGATTAGTTCAACCTACTCCTCCACCTCCACCATCTCCTATTGAAAAAATTGAGTTCACTAGAATAGATGCGGAGAATAAGAGAAAACAAGCTGAACTAGAATTGAAATTAAAAGAATTACAATCTCAAAATGCTAAAAACTTATTAGACTTTGAAAGTAAAATTAAAGAATTAGAATTAAAATATAATGCTCAAATTGATACAGCTCAATTAAAAGCAGAATCTGAATTAAATAAAGTTATTTTATCTAATCAGAATAAAGCATTTACACAAGCACAACAATCATCTATGCAACTAGGGGAACAGATTGAGAGTTTAAATGAACCAGGACGAACAGAATCAGCTCCAGAAGGAAGTGAGCAGATCGGAGAAAGCCAGACAGATACTGGACAATCAGGTATTTAAAGAATCTATTGAGAAGTTAAAAAAATTATATACCGATAGTTTGTTTAATACTGGAGTAAATGAAAACGAAACTAGAGAAAAATTATATTTAGCTTACCATATTGTACAAAAGGTAGAGCAAAACATACAAGAAGTTTTAGATACTGGGAAATTGGCAAAGAAACAATTAGAAGATTATCGCCAATCAATCCAAAAACAGAAATTCTAACAATCCGTTAGGATAAGCCAACCCATAAGGGAGCTTTAATCATAACAAAAGGACAAACAATGTCAGACAATCTAGCCAACCCTGTGAAGGGAGCAGAAACTGATTTGCAATCAGCTGCAAAATCAATTTCAGGTTTATTAAATTTATCTAATGAACCCAAAAAAGAAGAACAGCAACAACAATCACAACAACCAGAATTACAAGTTTCTTCTGAACCAACTCAAGAGGAATCTTTGCAAGAAGATCAACCTCCGGTTCAAGAAAATCCAGAAATGGAATCGCAAGAGGAAGTTTCTGAAACTGAAGTATCTCAAGAAGAACAAGCTGAGATTCAACAGGAACACAATTCCACCTACAAGGTAAAAGTTGCAGGTCAAGAATTAGATGTTACCCTAGACGAATTAAAGAGTGGTTACTCAAGGGATGCCGACTACCGTAGAAAGACGGAAGAATTGTCTTTACAAAGACAACAATTCCAATCTGAAGCGGAAAAACAAAGGCAAGACTATTCCAATAAGTTGAACGAACTCAACCAACTTATGTCTTTGGCTCAAAACCAACTCAATGCAGAAATTGCTTCTGCTGATTTAGAGAGGTTATATGAGGAAGATCCAACAGAGGCTCTTAAACTTGAACGTAAGCTAAAGCAAAAACAAGAAAAGTTTGCTGAAGCGGTGAACAAAACTAGAGCTGAACAACAAAAACAATTGCAAGAAATTGTTCAGATACAACAGAAAGAATTGGTAAATAAATTACCAGAATTTTCTGATCCTGAAAAAGCTACGCAATTGAAATCACAGATGAGAGGTTATTTGAACTCTTATGGTTTTCAAGACCAAGAGATTTCTCAAATCTACGATCATCGTATTGTGATGTTGGTGAACGATGCCATGAAGTATAGAAATATGCAAAAATTAAAACCAAGCCTTGCAAGTAAAATTGCAAAACCAGGTAAGGTTTTAACAAGTGGTATGAAAAAAGACAAAAGCGATGTTGCGTTTGAAAAACGTAAGGAAAAGTTAAATCGTTTAAGAAAATCAGGTCATATCAAAGATGCGACTAATGTTTTCTTAGACATATTAAATAATAAAACCCAAAGATAGGAGAAAACTACTATGACACAAATTAGTGGAACATATAGTACATACGATGCAGTTGGGGAAAGAGAAGATTTATCCGATGTGATATATAATATCTCTCCAACTGATACTCCATTTATGAGTTCAATCGCAAAAACTAAAGCGACTGCGGTGAACCATGAATGGCAATTAGATTCATTAGCAGCTGCTAGTGATTCTAATGCTGCTGTAGAAGGCGATGAAGTTGCTTTCTCTGCACCAGCATCTACAACTAGAAAAGGAAACTACACTCAGATTGCTACTAAATCTGTATTAGTTTCTGGAACACTAGATGCAGTTAATAAAGCAGGAAGAAATTCCGAACTTGCTTACCAAATCTCTAAAAGATCAAAAGAACTTAAAAGAGATATGGAAGCATCTTTAACTGCGAACAATGCACCTGTAGCTGGAGATGATTCTACAGCTAGAGAACTTGCAGGTCTAGGTTCATGGTTAAAAACAAACCAATCTGCTGGATCTGGTGGAGCTGCTCCAACTACTTCTGGTGTTAATGCTAGAACTGATGGAACACAAAGAGCTTTCACAGAAGATCAATTGAAGAATGTTATCAAGTCCGTTTGGGATAATGGTGGCGATCCTTCAATGATCATGGTTGGTTCTTTCAACAAACAAAAACTATCTGGTTTCACAGGTGGATCTACAAGATTTGATCCTGCTGAAAACAAAAGATTAGTTGCAGCTGTTGATGTGTATGAGTCTGATTTCGGTGCTATGCAAGTAACACCTAACAGATTCTCAAGATCAAGAGATGCTTTCGTAATCACTCCAGATTTATTTGCGGTAGCTTTCTTAAGAGATTTCTCTTTAGAAGACTTAGCGAAAACTGGTGATGCTATGAAGCAATTCTTAGTTTGTGAATACACACTAGAATCAAGAAACGAAGCTGGATCTGGTATTATTGCCGATCTAACTACTGCGTAATCTTTGATTACTTTAAGAGGGGGGAGCAATCTCCCCTCTAACTAACTTAAACTTTTTGTTTGGTCTTTGAAGTCTTAAAGGCGGAACGAAGCAAACGGAGAAAAATACAATGAGAACATTAAACGACTATTTCTTAACGGTTAAAATGGCAGATGTTTCTACAGCAGGTTCAGTCCATGTTGTAGCACCTGACAACGGTAAGATTATAAAAGTAATGTCAGTTATTGATGGTGCAATTGCTACTGATGATGCTGGTATTACAACTAAGATTAACGGTACTGCTGTAACAGGTGGTGCGATTACTATTGCTAATACAAGTTCTGCTGCTGGTGATGTAGATTCTGCTGAACCTACTGCGGCTAATTCTGTTAGCGAAGGTGATTATATCAGTTTTACTACTGATGGAGCTTCTACTAATACAGTAGCTGCTACATTCACAGTAATTATTAGAAGATAATTTAAAATGGGGGTGGAAACACCCCCATAAATCATTTATAGAGAATACATTTAGGAGATTAAAAATATGAAAACAAACGGATTATACGCAATCGTTTCTAATGAGAATGTGGATTACACAGGAACTGCTGGAGTATCTGCTGCTTTTGCAAGTGGTATTCATGCAATTAGAATTTGTGCAAGTACAGCTTCTTATTACAAAATAGGTGCTGCACCTGTAGCAACCTCTGCTGACACTTACTTACCTGCTGATGAAGTAGAATATTTAATTGTAAATCCTGGACAAAAGATTTCTTTTATCCAAGTTTCTTCTGGCGGAAAAGCATCTATTTCTCAGTTATCTAAATAATGGCGAAAAAAGCTAAAGGCTTTGGAGTCAATAATTTTATAAAGAGAAAAAGAAAAAAAAGACCAGGACGACACAGTAAAAAGGATAAGAACACTTATAGAGGACAAGGCAGACCATGACGAAGTTAGTGGAACATGATGGGTTAATAACAACTAAGTATCATAGTGATGATTCTAACAAACAAGTTATTATTGAAAGAAATGTGAACTACAAACCTATCCTTGACCATAACAAAAAGATGTACACTCATAATGATGGTTACTCTAAGTCAAGAGAACTAAAAAGAGTGGCAAGTATTCCTACTTTAGTCTTAGAGTTGTGGAGCAAAGAATATAATGGTAATGGTAATTGGTTTGCTTTACCTAAAGACGTACAAACAAAAATTCTAAAACAAAAACTAAATTCTAATGAGTTTAGATATTTTAGAACTGCACCAGGAAAATTATAATGGCATTAACAAACTATACTACTTTAAAAGCATCTATCGCAAATTGGTTAAACCGATCTGATTTATCTACAGAGATAGCAGATGATTTTATTGTTTTAACCGAAGCTGATTTAAATTCTAAATTGCGTATTCGTAAAATGATTAATCAAGCTACGATTACCATAGATGCAGAAACAGAAAATCTTCCAACAGGTTTTTTACAAATAAGAGATTTTTACATTCTATCAGGTTCAACTAAATATCCATTAAGATATATGACACCATCGCAAATGGATTCTATTAGAGGAACTTCTACAACTGGTATTCCAAGTTCTTATACCATACTAGGAGATACGATTCGTTTTTCTCCTAAACCAGACGCAACTTATACTGCGTACATGAATTATTATAAAAAGTTTGATGCTTTATCATCTTCTAATACTACCAATTATATTTTGGAAAACCACCCTGCTATTTATTTATATGGTTCTTTATTTCATGCAGCTAATTTCTTAGGTGGTATTGACCCAAGACAAGTTCAAACTTGGCAACAGATGTACACAACTGCTTTAGAACGATTAGAATTAAACGACAGAGAAGATCAATTCTCAGGTTCACCTTTACAAGTTCGTTCTGAAGACACTATTGCATCTAACTTTAGTAATAGGTAATTTATGCAATTAAAATTTGGAGAATGGTTACCGGATCAACCAAGCCATAATAATCCAGGTGCAAATGTTGCTACTAATGTTTATTATGCTTTAGATTCTTATAAACGATTTCCTTCCTTAGTGAATTATTCTACGAATAACATAGGAGCAGATTGTAGAGGTGGTGGATCGTTTAGAGATGGAGCAAACAATGTTTTTAACTTTGTTGCAACGAATACAGATTTATACCAATTAGATGGTGGAACTTTTACTTCAAGAAAAGGATCATTAACTGGAACAAATACAGACTTCTGGACATTTACTCAGTTTGGTAATTATGTCATAGCAAGTAATGGTGTAGATACACCTCAATATTATTTAATGGGAACATCTACAAATTTTGCAGATTTATCTAGTATTGCAACCGATGGAACACCACCAAATTTTAGAGTATCAGGAGTCATCAGGGATTTTTTAGTTACAGGTAATCAAGCTGCAAATACAAACAGAGTTCAATGGTCAGGCATCAATGATATTGGTGTTTGGAATCCAGGTGCTAAATCTGCTGACTACCAAGACTTGCCAGGTTCTGGTGGAGAAATTGTTGCTATATCTTCTGGAGAAGTTGGATATATTTTTAGACAAAACCAAATAGTTCGTATGGACTTTGTGGGTGGTGCAACAATATTTAGATTTTCGGTTATCTCTCCTAATAGAGGAGCTGTCTATGGACAAACCGTTTGTCAAGATAATAGACAAGTGTTCTTTTATGCAGACGATGGTTTCTTCCAAATTAATGGAGATCAAATTATTTCTATTGGTGCAGAAAAAGTAAATAGATTTTTTGACCTTGATTTAAACAAAGCATTTACAGATAGGATTGTAGCAACAACTGATCCATTTAATCAGTTAGCTATGTGGTTATATCCATCTGCACAAAATACTAATAACACAACAGGTATTTGTGATAGAATTTTAATTTATAATTATGCTACCCAAAAATGGTCTTTATCTGAAGCAAGTGCTTCATTTATTTTTTCACAGTTTGTGGGAGCTTATACTGTAGAACTAATGGATATTATTTCTCAAAACTTAGATAATATTAATATTGCATTAGATACGGATTTTTGGAATGGTGGACAAAGATATTTAGGTGCAATTGATTCTAATTATAATGCAGCTATTTTCTCAGGAACACAAAACGAAATAGAAATTGAAACATCAGAAATAGAATTGGCAAAAGGTTCAAGAACCAATATTCAAGCGGTTAGACCGATTGTAGATGCACAAGCTACAGTATCTATTAAAACTAGAGATCGTTTAACTGATGATCCTGTTCAAACATCTTATGCCTCTATGAACTCTAATGGTTTGAATCCCATCAGAGCTTCTGGTAGATATGTAAGAGCTAATGTTAAAATACCTTCAGGACAAGTATTTACTCATGCTCAAGGTGTTGATTTTGTAGCAAGTCAAGGGAGTCTTAGATAATGGCAAACGAAGTTATTGAAAAAGATATAGATAATGTTAGATACAGTTTTGAAACACAAGAATTTTTTCAACGACAATTGGAAGAATCAGTTAATAGTTTAATTAATAAAAACAATGTGGAAACCGATAAAGTTTTTGCATGGTTTATAGGTTAAGGAGCAAACATGGCAGGAATTAAAGATTATTCAACAACTCAGGCAGATAATACATCTTTAAACGGAATTTCTACAGCAGAAGGTATGTTACCTTCTAATTTGAATAATGCAATTAGAGCATTAATGAAAAATACCAGAGATTGGTATAATGATTCACAATGGGTTATTTATGGAGATGGAAGTGCAGCTTATACTTCTGCTTATGTTTCAGCAACTTCATTTAGTATTGCAGGTGTAGATGTAACAGCATTTTACCATGCTAACCGTAGAGTTAAAATTGTAGGTTCTGCTACAGGAACTATTTACGGAACAATTAGTTCATCTTCATTTTCAACAGACACAACTGTTAATGTAACTTTAGATAGTGGTGCAATTCAAAATGAAGCATTAGAAATTTATGTAGCAGCTTTATCAGCAACGAATAATTCTATTCCAGAAGGAGTAGTTGGTACAGCTACATTAGCAGACGGAAGTGTTACTACTGCGAAAATAGCAGCAGATGCTGTAAATGGTTCTAAGATTGCTGACGACAGTATAGACTCAGAACACTATGTAGATGGTTCTATTGATACTCAACATATTGCAGACTCACAAATTACAACTGCTAAAATTAATGATAGTGCTGTAACAAGTGCTAAGATTGCAGATGGAACAATTGTTAATGCTGATATTAATGCTAGTGCTGCAATTGATGCAACTAAAATCCATGACGGAACAGTTACCAATACAGAATTTAAATATTTAGATGGTGTTACTTCTGCTATCCAAACTCAATTAGATGCTAAACTTGTTAAAGCAAATAACTTATCTGACTTAACAAATACTTCTACTGCTAGAACTAATTTAGGTGTAGCAATTGGAACAGATGTACAAGCATATGATCCTGAACTACAAGCTATTGCAGGATTAACTTCAGCAGCTAACAAAGGTATTCAATTTACAGGTTCAGGCACAGCAGGAACTTATGATTTAACAACTGCTGGTAAAGCATTATTAGATGATGCTGATGCTTCTGCACAAAGAACAACTTTAGGATTAGGAACAATTGCAA